TGTCTGCTGCTCTTGAGATGGCCCCAGCACCTGCGCCAACGTCCGAGACTTGCTTCTCTGTTTGATTGCCCTTGCTTGCATGATGCACGCAGATGACCGAACAATCAAAGGTTCGTGCTATCCGGTCGATGGTGTTATAGATAAGCATCATCTGGGCGTTATCGTTCTCCGATGTTCCTGCTGGGATGAAGCGATACAGTGCATCAAGAATTATAACATCAAATCGGGATGCTCCTGACGCAACCAGTTTCTGCTCGATATGGTTCATGTCCACTGCTGCTCCACGCAGGCATGTGAAATGCAGGTCGTCGCCAAAGTTGACCTCCATCGCGTCCTGAACACTGCCCACACGAAAGGCTAGCTCCTCGGGATGCAATTCGTTATCGACGATCATACACTTCAGGTTCTTAGGCGATGTCCATCCGAGAAACTCACCTCCGGTCGCTAAGGTTGCTGCTAGGTTGTACACAAACCAGCTTTTGCCTGTTTTAGGTGCCGCTATGATATTCATTGTCTCACCTCGACGTAAAAGACCTTCGATGACGTAGGGTCTGCGGTCTGGTGCGGCAGCTTTTAGCATCTCCAAGGTTTGAGTAGGATAGCTTTGTGCGAGGTCTTGACCTAGGCTCCTAGCGGATCGCATTTGATCCTGAATGTCCTCTATTTCCTCAATGCTAAGGGAAAGATCCTCGCCAAATCCTAATTGACACAGTGAAACAGGCAGATCATCTCGGGTTAGGTTTTTAAGGAGTCGATACGCTTCGGCTAACGTAATTGACCCATCGACGGGGAAACCTGATGGATCGTTTGTAGAAAAGTTTGTCAGTAGCAAGTTGTCATTGTTGGATGTATTTCCGACCTTGCCGCTGATCATGTGCAAGTTTTCAGTTTTGCCAGGTCGCGTGAACTCAGCAGTCCCGTCACCCTTTGTAGCGACGGTGTAACCTGCCGAGCGTAGCTCATCCTTGATGATTTCTACCGCTCTGGTAGACCTATTGAACTCATCGAGCGGACTATCCTTCCTTGCAGTCTTCGCAGGTTCTTTAGCAGGACTTTTAGGCTTGAGAAGCCCTGACAGAGTCGTAGGTATCTGAGAAACTTCCGATAGGTTGTCTTTTACGATCTCGTAAGTCCCATCAAAGCTATCATGAGCAGACCCTGGCCCAATGACTTGGCATCCTTTGCTCAAAAAGTCTAAGCCCGGATAAGCCTGCGTGTTTTTAGGGAACGCTGCATCGTTATCTTTCGTGAAATAAAGATGTGCGCCGCCGGACGGGCTTTTGACGATTAGCTCTGCAAGATCGTACAGATCGACTCCGAAGTCCTCTTTGATCAACTGTAGGCTCGCGTATCCATTCTTATGGTCATCATGGACATCAACATCCACGACAAGCATGTCCTCATCGAGAACGATGCCGTATTTGTTGTGGTTGTAAGCCTTGGTTTCTAAATCGTTAGCTCTGACTTCGGTATCCGGCCACCCAACAACCGATGGCCCTTTGCGCCCGATTCCAATCGGTACGCATCGTGGATTCAGGTCTAGGATTCGTTGTGGTATCTCGAAAGGCATGTGTGATTCTCCGTTGTAAAAGATTGGACGCTGTAAAATTAAGGAATGAAAGGAAGAAAACCAAGAGCAATCGAAGTTCAAGAAGCCTCCGGTGCATTCGTCAAAGATCCGCAGCGTCGCCCAAAATCTATTGTAAAGGCGGACGCTAAAGCTCCGACAATGCCGAAAGTTATCGCGAATGACAAGGTCGCGAGAGAAGTCTGGATCGAAACTTGCGAAGTTTTAAAAGAATCTGGAATTCTTTCAAAGACAGATACGCACCTTCTCGCCCACTACGTTTTAACATACGCAGAATGGGTAAAGTGCGCAGAACACATCCAAAAGCATGGCCATGAGGACGATTCTGGAAAGACATCTCCTCAGAGTACTGCTTATTTCAAATTAGCAGCACAACACACCAAGCTGCTTCCCGAACTCGGCCTTTCTCCTAGCAGTCGTGCTCGACTCTCGGTCGCTGGCGTTTCTGACGAACCAGAAGAAGAAGAAAGCATGTTGAGTCTCATCAAAAGCCTCAAGCGGGACTAAGATGCACCTATGGGAGCGGTATATACAGCGCGTCGAAAATCACGACATCGTCGCAGGAAAATACATACGATTGCAGGTTGCGCGTCACAAGCGTGATCTTGAAAAGCAATCGACTGAAGAGTTTCCATACTATTTCGATGAAAAGATAGCGGAAGGCATTTGCAAGTTCTTCCCAGCGGCACTAAAGCATTCGATTGGTGAACATGCCGGACAGCGTTTCGAGATCGAAGAATGGCAGGCGTTTTTCTTAGCTAACCTTTTTGGATGGCAGCGTGATGATGGACGAGGAAGAAGATTTCGCCAAGCATTTTTCACCGTGGCTAGAAAGAATGGAAAATCTACCTTGGCCGCTGGCATTGCCATGTACATGGCTGCGATTGACTTCAATCCTATTTCCGACGAACCAGAGTCACGATCACAAATCATCCTAGCTGCTACCAAGAAAGAGCAAGCAGAGAAGGTAATCTTTGCTGAATGCTTGAGGATGCGGCACCAATCCAAGCTTCTTAAAGATTCATCCACCGTCGCGAACAAGATTATCACGTTCAATCACAATGGTGGAAACATTCAGTGTGTAGGCTCAGATCGACCCTACGATGGCCTGAATCCCCAGATGGTTTCGCTGGATGAAACCCACGCTTTCTCGAATCCCCACCGTAAGTTCTATAATACGATGGTCACAGGGAGTGGTTCGCGAGTTCAACCACTTCTAATGACAACCACCACAGCAGGCGATGATCAGTCTCACATTTGGCTCGAACAGATCCGTTTCTGCAAAAGCGTTCTCAACGATACGGTAAAAGAAGAAACGCTACTGCCGATCATCTACGAGCTTGATGAAGATGATGACCCACTAGACGAAGATAACTGGATTAAGGCAAACCCAAATCTTGGCGTGTCAATCACCAAGGACTTTTTAAACGCTCAGGCAAAGCCATGCCAGACATCCACAACTGCGTTAAATCGATTTAAGAGATATCACGCGAATGTGCTCGTTTCTTCAACGGAACGTATTTTCTCGCTTGAAGACTTCGATCAATGTCGTGGAGAATTGTCTGACTGGAAGCAGGCTGACTGTGTTGCTTCTGGAATTGATCTTGGCGGGCGTGATGACCTGGCTGCTTATGCGTTAGTCGCGAGGTTCACCACCGGCGAATACAACAGCGATGACACACCGATTTACCGATACGAAGCAAAAACATTTAGCTATATAGCTAGGAACAGCAAACGCGACCTAACAGCTATTCCCTTCTGCGATTGGATCGCGAATGGATTGATAAAGGTCACTGACTCTCCCATCACCGATTTGCAGCACGATTTCGTCAATGCGTACTGGGAAAACTTTTGCGTTGACACCGCGATTGATCCATACCAAGCACAACAATTTGGTGAGCAGGTAAGCCAGCAAGGTGTCGTCATTGCAACGATGGCGCAGACAACTGCTCATTTCAATGAACCAATATCCGACTTTCGTCAAGCAATGGCGGACGGTCGGTTTAAGCATGATGGCAATCCACTACTGAGATGGTGTCTGACCAACGCGGTAGCTGTTCGAGACAGGCAAGATCGATGGATGCTCGATAAATCGAACTCGTCATCAAAGATTGATCCACTAGTCGCCATGCTCATGGCGTACCGAAGAGCGATGGTTGCTCCAGGTCGCGGGGATGGGAATGTGTTTATTACTTAGAGGCAAAAATGAAACAAGGTAAGTCGTTCTGGGCGTTTACGAACCAGAGGAATCCAGCAAGCTGGCTCGTTGAGTTTTTCAACGGTGAGAAGTCGAAGACCGGAATCAAGGTCAATACAAAAAGTGCTTTAGGTCTTGCTGCTGTAATCTACGCAGTGAACAAGATTAGTGGCCACATAAGCCAGCTACCTTTCAATGTTTATGAGGAGTTAGGCGAAGGGCAGCGTGAGTTAAAAAATCAGAACCCAGCGTACCGATTGTTAAACGTATCGCCTAACCAGGCAATGACTGCGTTTACCTTGCGTGAAATTATGATGGTTCACGCTCTGATCAGCGGTAATGGTCGAGCGTACATTGCCAGAAACAATCTCGGCACTCCGGTAGAGCTTATTCCGATCTTGCCTGAGAACTGTCAGACAATGCTCGTCGATGGCGAAAAATGGCATTTGGTGACAGCACATGAAGGCACGACCCAGAACACGCTTCCGTTAAAGCTACGCCAAGGCGAATACTACAAGATACCTGACCGAGATGTCCTGCACATCATGAATACGTCACTCAATGGCGTGTGGGGTATGCACGTTGTCGAGATAGCTAAGGATGTTTTTGGACTTGCCCAAGGTGGTCAAGAGGCAGCAGCGGTAACGCTTGCTAACTCTGGGCGTCCCGGCTTGTTGCTCGAAGCACCCGTCGGGATGTTCCGAAGTGCCAAAGATGCTCAGGAGTTCCTCGATAACTTTAATCAAAAGCACGAAGGGGTTACCAATAGCGGTCGAGCCGGATTACTGCGTGATGGAATGAAGGCAAACACGCTGCCTGTTTCTGCATCTGACGCTCAGTTCCTAGAGCAGCGATCTTTCCAACGAGAGGAAATAGCTTTGCTGTTCGGACTCGAATCAATCTTGGGAGACAACACGGGTCAGACTTACAGAAGCATTTCAGAGCGGAACACTGCCTACATCAACAACTGCTTGCAGCGATGGCTATGCAAGTGGGAAGAGGAAGTCAGCAAGAAACTTCTCAGCCCAGCAAGGCCACTAGAGGTCGAGTTCGATACGACTCCTTTGCTCAAAGGTGATCCAAACTCTCTTGCTGATTACACCATGAAGATGCAGCAGCATGGCGTTCTGACCATCAACGAGATCCGCTCGATGCACGGATTTGAGCCGGTCGATGATGGAGACAAGTTGCCTCATCAAATTGCGATGGACATCTCGGAGGCTACCCAGCCTGCGGAAGAAGAAGACTCAAACGAAGAACAAGACTCGGAGGATGACGATGAAGTTAGAGAGTAACCCAGAAAAACAAGAGATCACGATGAGAGGGTTCATCGGTGATTACGAAGACGGCATCTCGGCTGACCAGTTTAGAGATGCGTTGGCAGAACATGCAGGGCAGGACGTTACGATCTACCTCAATAGCGAGGGAGGAAGCGTGACGGACGGTTTGAGCATGTTTAACGCCATTGCGAATCACGATGGAGCGGTGACAGTCCATATTGATGCGCTGGCAGCATCCATCGCCACTGTGCTCGCGGTGGCAGCTTCTAGCGTGAAAATCAACTCTAACGGAAAGTTCATGATACATCGTTGCTGGACGGCAGCGGTGGGAAATTGCTCTGACTTTAGGTCGATGGCCGAGGTCATGGAGCTTCTCGATCACGACATCGCGATGAGCTACTCGGAGAAAACAGGAAAGCCTGAAGAGGAGATGCTTGCCATGATGGAAGCAGAAACTTGGATGGATGCTGAAACGGCTTTAGCTAATGGATTTGTCGATGAAATCGTCGAGGTCAAGTCGAAGAGTGCTAAGGCTTCGGTTGAGCCAGAAAAGATCATTGCGGTGTGCAATCCAGCATTCCACGCGGCACTGAGAGCCAAGTGTTCTATGCGTCGAATCAAATTAAATATGTGACGCTGTAAAATTAAATGTCAATCCCGAAGGAGTCGGGACTTTACTAAAGAAGGGAAGCTATGAAAAAGATTCAAGAGATCAATGCCCGACTCGAAAAGATTGCTGACGAGTTGCAGGCACTGAGCGATTTATCACAAGAAAACGAACTGGATCAGAACCAGATCGACTTGGTTAATGAACTCGATGCTGAGTTCAAAACGCTTGAAGAGAAAAGGATGTCTCTTCAGGCGGTTCAAGACAAGCTTGACGCTGCTAAGGCAGCCAAAGCAATCCCAGAGACAAGCTCATTGGTAGAGCCTGCTCAAATCGAAGACTCAGTCAAGGAAGACAAACAAGTGATCCCAGCCCGTGTTAAAAACCAGCGAGTTAAGCACTTTGCCTCCGCTGAAGATGCTTACATTTCAGGCATGTACTTAGCTGCTCTTGGCGGAAATGCTAGAGCAAAAGAGTTCTTGGCGGCACAGTCCATTGGCACTGATAGCTTGGGTGGATTTACCGTACCCGATCCATTGTCCGATGCCTTAATTAACTTAATTGAAGATCGTGGAACTGCTCGTCAGAAGTCCCAGCGAATCGTAATGTCAGCCGACACTTGGAGTGTTCCAAAGGTTGCTGGGCAAGCCACAATTTATTATCCAAGTGAGGCAGCGAGCATTACGGACAGCTCTGTTTCCTTCAGCCAGGTGCAACTGACTGCAAAGAAACTTGCCGCACTGGTCAAGATGTCAACAGAGGTTACTGAAGACTCGATTCTCGACATGCTCAGTGTCGTTGTTGACAGCATCGCATACTCGATTGCACTGGAAGAGGACAAGAACCTCTTCAACGGTGTATCTGGTGGTGTTAATACTTCTGGCATTGCAGGCGATGCAGGCGTTGACGATACCAACGTAGCATCTGTTAGCGCACTTGCACTAACCGACCTGACTGCATGTTCGGCTGGCATTGGCAACCCAATTATCGGTGCAGTCAACGAATGGTATATGTCACCAGTCGTGTTCCATGGAGCCGTCCGCGATCTTCTGAACGCCGCCGGAAATAACAGCATGAGAGAACTAGAAGAAGGTCAGCGACCTACCCTTCTCGGTTATCCTGTCAACCTAGTTAGCTGCTTGCCATCGGCTCCAGCTTCCGGTGAGCTTGTCGCAGTCTTTGGTGACCTGCGACTTGGCGCTTACTTCGGTGATCGTCGTGCTTTGAACTTCAAGACCCTGAACGAACTCTACGCTGAGAACGATCAGATTGGTGTTGTTGCTACTGAGCGAATCGACATCAAAGTGGCTAACCCAGAGGTTCTTGCCAAGATCACGATTACCTAATGAGTAGGTACATCTTTGTAAAGACTCGCCTCGGATTTGAGGCGGGTCGTGTGATTGATGGTTCTTCTCTTAGGGAAGGGATCATCAAGACTCTCTTAGACTGTAAAGCAATCGAGATCGTAGCTGATGAAGTGGACTCTAAAAAGAACGTCAAGTCCTCAGTTCCTAGCGGTGACGCTGGACGAGGCAAAGGCGCATCTAAGGGTAAGCGGGTCAGCACAAAACGATCTGATAACGAGGCTGATTGAGTCTGCTACAGAACAGCTTGAGCGAGACATCGAGAGGTGTCTTGTTCAGGCAACGTGGCAACAGAGCCAATATGGTTTCCCAGAAGAGGGAAAAGCTATTCTGTTGAACATGGGAAGTGCTACTGCAATAAGTTCGATCACCTACTTGGATGAAGACGGTGCAGAGCAAACATTATCAGCCGACCAGTATTCTCTTGACAGTGGCCGAAATGCGGTTACTTGCCTTAACGACGATGACGGTTGGCCAGAGACACTACTGACTCCCAGCGAACGAGACACAGTGTTTGTCAGCTTCACCTGCGGAGTAACAAGTGCTGACTGCCTTCCGAGGCTTTATAAGCAAGCAATTCTTGTTGAGGTTGGGCGATACTACTATGACCCTGCCCAAGAGAATGGTGTCAACACGAATGATGGCCGAACCTACGAGAACCTAGTCAAGAAATTGATCAGGAGTTCGTATCCGTAATGCCAAAGGTCACAGGATTCAATCGAAAGAGGGTTGGCCACAGGAATTACCTTGCCACAATCCAAGGGCCGCCCACGACCGTCGATGAGTATGGTCACGTTAATTACACATCAGAGGCTTGGACATCTGTTGTAACAGATTGGCCATGTGAACTGATTGATGTATCTGGCGGCGAGATCATCGACGGGATGATGACCAAATCGACAACAGAGAAAGTAGCCGTAGGCGATAAGCCACAAATTGACGATGCTGAAATCGACTCGAAACACCGCTGTATTATTGACGGAAAGACATACGGAATCACGGCAGTCAGGGATGTTTCAGGTGACGGATTTACTGTAAGGCTTGAACTCAGGAGCACCAAATGAGTTTTAAGACACAGTTAGTCACAAAAACGAAGCAGTTTGAGTCTGCACAGAAGCGTAAAGCACAGCAGACATCTCTTCTTGCAACAGATCTTGGTGTTGACTTATCCAAACTTAGCGATGAGCTGCTCAAGAAAGTTTGCCCGACAGCCGTTGGATATGCTGCGACGATTGTTAGAAAACAAGCTGTTGAGAATGTAAAAAAGGGTGGCGGCGAAACGCTCGGCATGTCGAGAAAGACTAAGACAAGAGGTGTTCTTCGCAACGGCAGGATGGTCAATGTAGGCAAAGGTGCTTGGTCAAAAAAGATACTAGAAAAGCGTGGAGCCAATAACAGATCATTGGCTGACCCCGGCGGCATCATCAAAAAGAATATTAGCAGGAAGCAGGGCGGTATTGTGGCAAGCCAGATTGTTGGGCCACGATATGAGGCGGGGCCAAGAGGTAAAAACTTTGCTCACACACATGAGCCACTTGCTGGGGCAAGCACTGGTGCGCCAAATCACAAATGGTGGGGTCAGCCAGCAAAGCGAGCGTTAAGACCAAGACCATTCTTAGGCCCAGCAGGAAGAAGCACTATTGTTGAGCAGCAGTCAGCCATAAAGAAGGCATTGATGAATTGGAACATTGATCCTTCGGAAGTAGGTGGCTGATGACAAGACCCATACCACAAGTCATTGCAAGACTTAAAGCCGACTCGTCAGTAAACACTTTGACGAGTGGTAGAATATTTGCAGACAATCCACCACAAGATGACGATTTACCTTTTGTTGTGTTGACCATCGTCAACACCATAGCAAGACCAACCGTCAACAACTGTCAGGTAAAACAATACGCTTCTAGGATGCAGATTGACATTATCTGCGAAACAAGAGGCAAAGCAGAACAAATACAAGAAGCCATCGAAGATTCACTAGGTGAGTATTCATCTACTGATGCAACGCATCCAATTCAAGGAATTACTGTTGATTCAGGAACTTCTTGGCAGATTCTTGAACCTTCCGATGGCTCAGACCAGCGTGGATACTGGTGTAGTCAAGAATACTTTATCAATTACAGCAGAGGCTAAAAAATGGCAGTCGAAGGAGCAACCAGTCAGGGAACCGTTGTAGCGTTCACAGGGATTGGTACTATTGCGTGCGTTCGTTCTATTTCACTTCCTGAGTTTTCACTTGAGTCGATTGAAGCAAGCTGCTTAGACTCTGCTGCGCCAAATAGTCCTCCGGGCACAGGAGTTGTTGCTGAGTTCACAAAGAAGCTGCCCGGTCAGCTAGTGGATGCTGGCGAAATCTCGATCACGATGGTGTTTGCATTGAACGATGAGCCTGAGATTCCAAATGGCTTGATTGACACAGTTACAGTAACCCTGCCATCGGCAGGTTCTGGGGGTGGCGTTTTGACCGGAACTGGCTTTGTTAGTTCTTGCCAAATGCCTTCTCTTGAGCCAAATGGATTGCTTGAGCAAACCATTACCTT